CTAATCTGGAAAACCGTCTCCCCCGCCCCGTACAACTCAAACAATGTTTCGGATGAACGGCGTGAAATTTTACGTAAGTCCTTGATGGAGTTCGGCTGGGCGCGGTCTGTTACGGCGAACAAACACAACATGCGCCTGGTCGGCGGGCATCACTGTATCGACGAGGCGCTGAAGATTTTTGCCGCGACGGATGTTCCACGTGAAACAAAAGAAAAGCTCTGGCTTGTCCCGGTCGAGTGGATTGACATCCAGGACGAGGCGCGGGAGATCGCTCTGTCCATCCGGCTGAACCAGCGTAGCGGTGAGGACGATTTTTCGATTTTGCGGGACAACATCGAGATGATCAACACGGGAGACCTTGACCTAGAAATCACGGGCTTCAGCAAAAAAGAGGTCGAGGAAATGATGGCCTGGACACCAGATTTGGACGAGGAAAACCAAAACGTTGATGAGAAAAATCTTAGCGAAAATCTCTTATTTAAGGTGATTGTTAAACCTGAAAAGGCTGCTGAATTTAAGGCATTGCTGGCGCGAAATCAAAAATTACATGAACGGTATACAGTTGAAAATCGGGAAAGTGTCGTTCTTCAATCCTGAACGACAGGCAAAATCCAAGACGGCAAATATCAGCACGATGGGCTTGTCTATTCTTACCGCTCTTCTCAAAGAACGTGGACTAAAATGTAATGATGCCACAGAGGAAAGCGCCAGATATTTTGATGTCCTTTTGATTACTCTTTATTGGTGGAAAGATGTCTATTCGCTGCATAAATTCATTCAGAAAGCGAAAATCAATCTTCAAAAACGAAAACCGCTTGTTATTTGCGGCGGAATATCGGCATTAAATCCGTGCGTAATAAAAGATGCCTGTCATTATGTTTTCATCGGAGATATTGAAGATCGAATTGACGAATTTACTGCAGCCATCCAAGGAAAAACTGAATGGGAAGAAGTTCCTGGAATTTATGATTTCAAAAAACAATCCGTCACACTTCAAACGGCTTCAAAAATTTGCCCGATAGTTCATACTGAAAATCGACAAAAAGCAGTTTCAAGAATTGAGATTGCGCGAGGCTGCACAAATCAATGTCGCTTTTGCGTGATCGGTAATTATAAGCCATATGTTGAACAGCCATTTGAGGTTATAAAAAAACTCATCCATTCAGATACTCAAAAAACACTTGGCTTGTTTGCACCTAACCGTGGCGGACATTCTCGATTTTCGGATATTGAAGATGAAGTTGTTAAAGCTGGTAAAAAAAATATCGCCTGCGACATCCGACTTGATGCAATTCCGAAAGTAAAACATGCAGCAGCAATCACTTGCGGAATTGAAGGATATTCTGAACGGTTGCGTACGGCCGTCGGAAAGGCGTATACTCGGAGTGATGTGATTTCTAATCTTTTGGCTGCTTTTAATCTCCCAAAGCCAGGAGGCGGCACAATAACAAGCTTGATTGTTTATTTGATTGATGGTTTGCCTGCTGTGAAAAAAGAAGATTATGCCGAGTGGTGGGACACCATAGCCGAAGTAAATGAAAAGTTGACTAAAAAAGTAACGTTATTTATTTCCCGGTCATGGTTTACGCCATATTACCTTACGCCGATGCAATGGGCGCCATGTGATGTTTATCGCGATTTTAATGCCGAATATGGTCGCAGTCCTAATAATAAACTTCACGCCGAAAAACGATACGATAAAATCACAATCGCGCATCGCGGCGGAACGCCCTATACGGTTCGCCGTATTTTCCAAATTCTGGCCGTTCGGGGAGATGAAACGGCTGCCCCAATAATCAAAGCGCTTGCCTGTTCGAGAAAAAATCAAAGACTTTGGACGGATAAATCCTTGTATGGTGCAAAAAATTTTATGAAAGCTCTTGACAGCAAAGGAATAAAAGAGAATACTCTTTGCGGTGAATGGCCGCGAAAGAAGCCTTTACCTTGGCATTTTATTGAAACACCAACGATAAAAAATGATCTTTATAGTGACTGGGAAAAATACAAACGGCTGAAAGAAGGAAAATAGAGAAATGAAAAAGGCAATCTACGTAATCCTGCTTCTTTGCCTTGGCGGATGCGAGGGCGCGTCCCTGGCAACACACGGCGCAACCTGGGGCCTGTCGCAGTATCTTGGATACTCACGGCATGCGGAACTGGCAAACCAGGGCAAGCGGATCGAGGTCAAAATTGATGCGATACTTGAAGATCGGGGTATCGACACCGGCCCGATTATGGCTGCCTTGGCAACGGGTAAGAAGCCAGAAGAACCTGAAACACCGGTCCTGCCGTGGGCTGGAATCGGCGTAGGATCGTTTGCGGTGCTGGCTGGGCTGCTCAAAAAAGCATGGCCGTACATCCAGAAGGGGGCTGAAAAGTACGTTGAAAAGGAAATCGGGTAAAAATGTTAAGCGAGGACGTGGGCTGTTGTGGACGAAGATGCTGCTAAACAGCGTGAAAAAGAGCGCGATAGAGAGCGGCGGATTGCGCGGCTCCGGCCGCATTGTTGGAAACCTGGACAGTCCGGCAACCCGAAAGGGCGGCCAAAGCATACGACGACCGCTGAGATGTATCGTAAAATTTGCGAGAAAAAAGCAGAGCAAGTCCCCGTATATCTTGAGTTTGCGAAGAAACTTAAACTTGATCCGGCTCAGGTTACTTGCGGATACGTGCATGCCATGTGGAATATGGTTAACGCTCTTAAAGGTAATGCGCGGCTGGCGCTCGAAATTACAAATCGGATGGACGGGAAGGTTCCGGATAAGATGCAGTTGCTAGAGAATCCGCTTTCATCCTTGACGGATGATGAGCTGCAGAGCATAATCGAACCGCCAAAGGGGGATGAATGAAATCTTTGTGGACGGTTGACCGGTGGTTGTTGGCGTGGAAGCAGCAGAACTGGCGCAAGATGTTGAAGGATTGTCAGAAAAGCTGGGTCTTCAAGCGCGCGCGGAAAGATTCGCTGCTTTGGCTGCAAAACCGATTTTCGCCGTTTGTGCTGTTGAGTTGGGAGCACATTAACGTTGACGATCAAAACGGGGTGCTGAAAGATTTCACGACGAGAATCAGATACGAACGAGCAGGCAGAAAAGAAGATGTGAAAATAAACATTCGGCTGGTATGTGAGGCCGCGCCTTACGATCCCAAGACCCTTGACGAGGGGGGAACCTGGGGCGTGAATCCAGTATCGGTCAAAGAGAGTGAGCAGAAGGACGTAATGGCGAATACTTGACGGCCTTAACAATTCCGACCGAGCTTGTAAAAGCAGAGTTGGCAAGACGTGTGATTTACCGTGAGTTCGCGTCTTTTTTCCAGGCATACTTGCCGAATGACAGATATCAGTACGGGCCCCATACTCATCGAATTATCGACGAATGCCAGAAAACATCTGAAGAACTGGAAAACGGGCATTGCCGATATGTAATCATTTCGGTCATGTTTCGTCATGGCAAATCCGATATCGTGAGCCGGCGTTTTCCGTGCTGGCATCTGCTGCGAAACCCGGACCATGAAATCATTTTGGCCTCGTACAATTACGAACTTGCCACTTCAATGGCGCATGAAGTCCGGCGGCTGTTCCGTGAGGCGGGGCGGCTGTACGATCTGGGAATTGAAAAAGATCGTGCTACGATTTCATCTTGGCAAGTGGCTGAACATCGCGGGGCTTTGCACACTGCGGGAATTGGCGGCACGATCACAGGGCGCGGCGCGCATTTGTTGATTTTGGACGACTACCTGAAGAACCGTGAGGAAGCCGAAAGCGAGACTATGCGCGATAAGGTCTGGCATAGCTTCCAGTCCGATCTGATAACTCGACTTGCCCCGGTCCATGCCGTGTTCATCGTAGCGACCCGTTGGCATGAGGATGATCTGATCGGGCGCATCAAAACAAAAAATGATCCAAACTCCGAGAACTACGATCCGGATTTCCCCGTCTTTGAAACAATCGAATTTCCGGCTTTGAACGAAGCGGGCGATTACCTTTTCCCGCAGCGGTTCAACGAGGGCTGGTACAAGTCCATGAGGTCCGCCCTGGGCACGTACGCTTGGAACGCGATGGCGCAACAGAACCCGACGCCTCGGACTGGTAATTTGCTTCAAGTCAAGAATGTCAAAATCGTTGACGCGATGCCTGAAGGGTTGCGCTGGCGGCGCGGGTGGGATCCGGCAAGCACCGCGAAAGAGCGGTGTAAGGACGACCCGGATTACACAGTCGGGACAAAGACGGCGTTCAAAGGCGGGGTTCTATATGTGGATGACGTGGTCCGGCTTCAGGCCGAAGCTCCGCAACGTGATAAGCTGATAATTGAAACGGCCAAACGGGATAGCCGGTCGGTGACAGTGTACATTGAGATGGTTGCGGGTTACAAAGACCTGTTTATCGGTATGCGCCAGATTCTATCGGGATACGCAGTGGTAAGGCCGTTCAAGCCTGGGTCGCGGGACAAGGTTTCCAGGGCGGCGTATCTGGAACCGCTTTTCGAGGCGGGGAGAGGTGTTATCCCGCGCGCTGGGGGGAATCGAAAATGGTTGTCCGAGCTTGCGGCGTTTCCCGCCGGTAAACATGACGATCAGGTGGATAGTCTGGTTATCAGCAGTAGTGAACAGGTGAATATGGCAACGCATCGGAGCTTTAGCTGAATGAATATGATATCAAAAATTCTACGTTCGCCATTATACCTCGCGAAGTCGATTGCGGATTGGACGCGGACAACGGGCGGCTGGACAGTGATTAGCGGGACAGATGCGTATCAGTCCGGCTCCGATTTGTTTAAGAATTACACGTCTGAGCAGCAGGAAAAAATTTACCAGAAATCGGCGATCATTTACGCTTGCATTCAAAGGCTGTCAAATGCGTTTATAGAGGCCAGCATTGATATCGGGCGCGAAACCGAGGACGGCTGGGAGAACGACGAAGAAAATGCACTCTATGACGTGTTGAAACAACCGAATTCGTATCAAAGCGCGGGAACATTTTTCAACCAGGTCTTGGCGCATCTGTTGTTGACGGGCGTGAGTTACGTTGTCAAGGTTCGAAATCGCGGGCAAGTCATTCAGCAGCTTTTACCGTTTCCCACAAGTTGGATTAAAAAAAATCGAAACAATACCACTGGCGCGGTTACTTCGTATTCGATTTACCAGGGATCGGGGAGTGATTTGGTTGTGCCCATTGAAGATATGATCGTAATCGGTTTTGTTGATCCGAATGTACCAAGTCAATTTGTCGGGCCGTTACAGGCAGCGTCGAAAGAATACGACACCGACATCGAGCGGCAAAATTATCTGATGGAAATGCTCGTAAACCTTAAGGCCCCTGGACTCATATTAAAACAAGAACTAGCCTGGACAGATGAACAGAAGACGGCGGCGCGGCAACGTATTAATGATTTAATCGGCAAAGGCAAGCGCGGCAATCCGTTGTTCTTGGAAGGTCAATATTCCAGCGCGGAAATGATGGCTCCGTTAAAAGATTTGGATTGGCCTGGTCTTACGACGTTATCTGAGACGCGGATTTGCGCTGCGTTTGGTATCCCGCCGATTGTGCTGGGTTTGCGGGCGGGTCTGGAACATGCGACGTACTCGAATTATCGTGAGGCCGAAAAAGCATTTTATCGAGGAACCGTGAACGCGCTTTGGCGATTTATCGGCAACGAGCTTACGCGGTCGCTGATTTGGCTGGAAGATGATGATAGCGAAACAATTATCAAATTTAATACAAGCCATGTCAAACAGCTACAAGAGGACGAAAAGGAGGCGGCTGATCGGGCGGTCGTGCTTTTCAAGAACGGCATTGCAACCAGGAACGAAGCGCGGCAGATTGCGGGCCTCGACATGGTTGATGTGGTGACGGGAGACATTTTTGTACTGCCGTTGAATTTAATCGAAACGCGGCTTGATGGAGAATTGGCGCGTGAAATGGAAACAGGAATCGCCGAAGAAAAAACCCGACAAATCGACTGGAAAACAAAGAGCCTTGACGAGCCGAAACACCGAAGCGTTGATACGGGAAACGGCGGGAAGGTTAAAACGGTTAGGGTGAACACAGGCAAGACATGATAACGTTAGCCAAGGCAAACATATTTACTCGCGTTGCGGACGGGCGGCATAAGCTGGCTGATGCCTGGGAGCCGAAGTACCGGCGTGCGATTAAAGCCGAGCTTGATGCCCAGGTCATGGAAGTGGCGGCGGATATGCGTCTTGGCGCGCCTGTTGCGATAATGCCAGGCGTTGAAATTGAATGGCTGCAAAAACTTATTGCCCTCAAGAAATCGTATCTCTATCCAATGATTTACGAAACTTACCAGCTTGTACGAGACGAACTTGAGGGCAAGACATACGACGGTGGTTTTCTTGGCAAGCAAGTAGTCGAGATCGGCGAAGACATGGAGTCGTTCCTGTTGCGCGTCGATTTGCCGGACATTGACGGATGGATAATCGAAACGTCAAAGCACGAAACAAAGACCAGCGCGAAAAAAATAAACGACATTGTTCAGGCCGCAAACACAGAGGGCGCGACTCAACGGGAAATCGCGGACATGATATTGGCGCAAGGGATTGCCAAGAACAAAGCGCGCGCGGCTTTGATGTCAAGAACGGCTACGATTTGGGCTGTCAATGAGGGCGCATTGCAAACGTACAAGCAGTATCACGTCGAAGTCGTGGAATGGTTCGTGACCATTGATGATCGGCTTTGTGAGTGGTGTGCGTCAATGGAAGGCCAGAAAATGCGGACGGGTGATCCGTTTTTTCCGGCTGGCGATTCATTCGAAATAGATACGTTTAACGCGGCAGGCGAGGAAGTGACGCGGGTGCTGGAATTTCCGTTTGCGATTTACCATCCGCCGTTGCATCCGTACTGCCGTTGCGTTTTAGTGCCAGTGCTGTAAAAGGAGTTTGGAAATGATCGACCTTGAAATTTATCCTGGAACCACGGCGCGGGCTTTGCCGTCGCATCGAACATACAAAGTGATTCTTCAGGCGAACCCTAACAATTCCGGAACAATCCGCGTTGGGGGGGCTGGTTCGCAAAGCGTCCGGCTTCAGGCGGGCTGGGACTACACCTATGAGGATGTTAAGAATTCGAGCGAAATTTATGTTCGCGCTGAAAACACGACGGATAAAGTCGCAGTGCATATTTACGACTGAGAGAAGGGTTAAAGAATGGCAGCTCTTACCTGGACGGATACAGATGATTTTACGAACGTTGTCGAGGAGGTCGTGAATAATGATGGTTTAACTTTTCGGCATCAAGGCAATCGGGACGGGGCCGGATTCCATGAAGATTTTTACCCGGATAATTACGGTGAGATAAAAAATAATTGGTACGTAGACCGAACAAGCGACGCAACGTGCAATATTGAATTTCCAGGCGGTCAATTTCTTTCGTTGGATTTCAATGCGTACACAACCGATAAGTACGTTTTCTTTCAACGACCAACAAACGCGATTCTAGGCAAGACTGATAATTTTGAAATCGGTCTAAAGTTTGAACTCGATACAGATATGGCAAATACCGGAAACGCTATGTTTTTTGGTTTGTTCAATTCGGGATATCAAGATGAAGACGTTTCGGCTGTCTGCCAGGGTTTTACCGATAGAAAACTGATGCTCCATGCCCATGACACGGCCGGCAATGGAAATACGGTAACGGGTACAACCGTTTTAGCTTGGTCAACTCCGTACTGGCTTCTGCTGCGAGGGGATGGGAGCAACTTAAAGCTGGATTGTTATTCGTCGCAAGCTCTTTACGATGCCCAAGGCGTTGGCGACGTTGAAGATTTATCGGTTGCCGTGGCATCCTTGACCGGAACGCTTTACTGTAATCGCCTTGGCTGGTTATCGCATCGGTCGGCCGCTGCAACAGCATCCGTGCGAACGCTTATCCATTGGGTCGAGGGAGATGCCGCGAATTGGATTACGGAACATCAAGGATCAACGGAAGGGATTTTCGATCTGATATCTTACCCGGATGCTGATGCCGAAACAAAAAGCGCGTGGACGTTTGATTTGCTTAACGGCGCAACTTCAACCGCAAGCTTTGTGCTTGGCAATCTTCGCCTTTCGTTCAAGGCTGAAAACAGCCTTACCAAACGAGCGAGTTATTTACGTTCGACGGATATAAATTACACAAAGGATTCGACTTTTGATTTGGGCATGAAATTTAAAGTCCCAAGCGCAACCGGAACAGCGGTCATGTTTTGGGGTTTGTTTAACAGCACGCGGCTTTGCTACAAGGGCAATTCGATTCACATGCAATTTGATGACACTGCCGTATATCTGGGTGTTACAAATTCAGGCGATACGGCGTTTTGGAACGGGCCGATTGTTACGGTCGCTGATACGGATTACTGGGCGCGGTTGCGAAATGATGGCGCGACAATTACGCTTGATATTTATTCGTCGCTTGCGTTGTACAATGCCGGCGCGGCGGGAGATGTCGGACGGGCTTCTCTTTTGGTTGCGAACATTACCGGAACCGTTACTTGTGATCAGTTTGGTTATTACAACCAAAATGATTTGGTGACTGGAACTGTAAATACTGACGTGTACTGGACGGATGGCGATACATGCGATTGGTACAGTGGAGTCAATTCGGCGCGGGCTGACGATACGGATTTATCGTCAATTCGAACGGTTGTGTTTTCGAGTTTTAATTTGACCGCGACGGGCGATCACAAATACGCGATCCGAAAAAAGACAGCACCGGCGGGCGGGTACACTGCTGACACGAACGGCGGTCTTTACTACACGCTTGCAGAAGTTCAGGCGCAACCGAACGAGAACTTGTACGGCGTTGGATTTGATGTGTACCTTGACGGAACAAATGATGATTCAGCGGCGGATGATTTAGCCTTGACGCATACGGTCGTTGATTCGACCGCGCCCCCGATGCTGAGTTCGATGGACTTGGCGGCGATCACGGGGCATCCTGAAATTGATGATATCATTCTCGCTTGGAAACAAACAGTCGATCCAGGCGCGGGACTTTGGTTCATGGCTCAATTCCGACAGGACCCGGACGGCGGGAACAAGGAATTTTTAAAACAAAACGCCGACGGAACAAACGGCATGTATTACGAATGGGAACCTTGGGCGAACTTTGATCTTGATGATTGTTACGCGTTTTTTAACAAAGACAAGGGCGAAACAAGTACGGGCGTATATGATAATGCGAGTCGATCTTTTCTGATCGACGGACATACAGCCGGAAAAGTTTACAAAATCATCGGCGTTGATGAGGCGCGGAATTACAGTCTGACCTCATATCCGGAAGCATTTTCATCCGGCGTAATTCCGGCGGTTGCCAACGTTCGTTACGGTGTTAGTTATGGTTACGCTTTAGAATTGACTGGAACGCTAATCAGTCAGATGCACGTAGGGAGATGAGATGCCATATCCGAACTGGCATTCGGCAAGGTTGAGAAAACCGGGCGATTTTAAGAGTATCGTTGTGCTTTGGAAAAGCAAAGATGGAAATATCATGGGATACGGCGGCAAATTGAAAAAGTATCCTGATAGTGACTCTGAGTTACAGTCTATTCGGTTTCGGGCAACGGCGTTTACGGTTGCCGAGGCGAAAGAATGGCTTGAAGAAAATAAATATCACTGGATTTTATTTGAAGCTGCGACGGGAGGAAAAACGATGGAAGGCAAAGCATTCAATCACAATAGCAATGTTGCCGATAGTGAACCAAACTGGGGGGACGTTGATAAAAACAAGTTGCCTCTGCGGGCATTCGCGTGGGAAGATCCGGGAACCGAACGGGACAAAGTGAGTACGTGGAGTTATCCGCATCACTGGATTAAGAACGGCGGGGATCCGGACGACGATGGGCGGTTTACCACGGGGGCGATGTATCTGCACGAGGGTGGCCTCAATGCGGCTTGGGCTGCGGCACAAGGGGCCAGGTCCGGCAAAAAAGCCAGCCAGGAAGTAATCGCGCATCTGGAAAAACACCGGAAGGCCCTGGGGCTTGAGCAGAAAAGCAAAGAAGTCATTGATCCTCATGCCAGGCGCGTACACATCGTCGAGCGTCCGCAGTTGCAGGCAAAAGCGATGGGAACCGCGAAGGATCCGGGCTGGGTGGAAGGGTATGCCGCAGTCTGGAATAACATCGACTTCCAGGGAGACATAATGCGCAAGGGGTCGTTTTCAAAAACAATTCAAGAGCAAGTACCGGCCGGCAAGGTAAAACTCATGGCGCGCCATTATGCACACGGGGGGGACGTTCCGGAATTGCTGGGGACGATCAGCAAAATGGAAGAAGACGATTACGGCCTTTGGTTCAAGGCAATCTTTTCTTCGATTGCAAAAGCACAGGATTACCGAACGCTTGCCGCCGAAGGGCACATCACGGCAACATCTATTGGTTTCGGTCCGGTGCGTTGGGATTTTGTAACGGATGAGGAAGGCAAAGAGATTCGGGAATGGCTGGAATGCAAAATCTACGAAGTGACTTTGACCGTTCGACCGGCCAATGAGTTTGCGATAATCACCGGCGCAAAGAGCCTGGATTTGAACGAACCTGGAAATATTTTAATCGTGAAAAACGTCTTGACCTCGTTCAAGGCCGAGCTTGAGGCAACCGAGACACCCGAAGATTTGGGCCGTTTCGTTGATGAAAGATTCGGCGGAAAAAACGAGGCAAAGGAATTTGCGAAAGCGTTAGAACAGATTGGCGCGAAGATCAATACGCTTTTGGGCGCGCCGCAGGTTACGGATGTCAACCTGCACGCGATGAAACGTGAAATTGAAGCAATGAGAATCCGCGCCATGAAGATGTCGATTTGATCTTTGAAAAAACAAAAAACGATTTTTGAACGGAGAAAACAAAATGTTTGATCTCAAAAAGCTCAAGGACGAAATGGGCGAGAAGCTACAGGAAATGGAAAACACTCAGAAACTCCTGGAAGAGTACGAGGGCAAAGAGGACAAGGCTGACGAACTGAAAGACCTCGCTAAAGTTTACGAGGAACAGAAGGCCGATTTTGAAAAGCTGGAAGGCAAAGCGGCCGAGGCCGAGGCGTTTTCCAAGCGCAAAGCCCTGAAAGACAAAATAGCGGCGATGTCAGAAACCGATCCGGCCAAGAGTCTGGACGCCAAACCACCGGCCGAGCCGAATGATTACGTGGCACAGGAAAACGAGCATATGAAAGCCTTGTACAACTATATCCTCGGCAAGTCGATTTCGGATAATCAGCGTGACCTTTTACGGCCCCGGTCCAAGGGGTTCTCCGGCGAAGCCAGCAACGGCGTAAGTCTGCCGGCGCGGATGTGCAAGGCAATCCTCGGCATTACGCCGATTGGTTACTACGGCAAAGCCGAACTGCCTCCGCTTCTTGGCAAGGCAAATCCGATGACCTCAGTGCAGGCGGCTTACGCGAATCTTGTCCCGCAGGATTACCGGGCTGAGTTGCTTCAGCTTGCTGCCGAGCCGTCCTGGATTTACCCGCGCGCGCGGAAAACGAACTGCCCCACTGGCCAGGTGACATATCCCCGACTCGTTCAGACCGATGCCAATGAATTTGGCGGCGTGTCTGTGACCTGGATCGACGAAGCGGCCGAAAAGCCGTACACAGAGCCGATTTTCGATCAACTGAAGATTTCGGCGCACGAACTCGCGGCCCGAACCGAGATCGGGACGACTCTGCTTTCACGGAGCGCGATTGACCTCGAAGCGTTCATGAATATCGAGTTCCGCATGGCGATTATGAACGCGGTCGATGTTGCTTTCCTGACCGGCTCCGGTACGGGACAGCCTCTTGGTATCTTCAATGACACTATCCGGACGGTTGCCCGAATCACTGCGGGCCAGGTCAATTACGATGACCTGGTGAACATGGAGCATCAGATTTTGGCGCATCACCGCGCTAATGCGATCTGGGTGATGGGCGACGACGTGATGCAGAGCTTGAAACTCAAGAAAGACAATGATGGGCGGCCTCTGTTTGTGCCAAATCCTGGAACCGGCGCATATGATACCCTACTGGGTTATCCGTATGTCACGACTCACCGGCTTTCGTTGGGAAGCGACGACATTGTATTCGGCGATTGGAGCCAATACATTGTTCCGGTCGAGCAGGAAATTGTCCTCAAGATGTCCGAACATCGCCGCATCGAGCGCAACGTCAATGTGTACGTGGCATTCATGCTGATCGGTGGTCGGGCAGCGCATTCGAGAGCATTCGTGAAGCTGGACGCTGCCACGAGTTAACCTTTTTTTCTGCCACGGGAGGGCAGTACTGCTCACTGTCCTCCCATTTTTAAGGCTTGACATGACTTGGTTTCGAGTGATCCAGGATTTCGAGTATAAAGACCAGCGCGGCATAGCACAGACTGCTGCGCCTGGTGAACTGGTCGATATCATGACTCAGCATGAAGCGAACGTGCTCATGGCGCGGGGTTATATCTGCCCCCCTGAATATTCCTGGGAGCAAGCCCATCTCGTCGGAAATCCTGCACACAAATTCGCCAAAACAAAACGCATTGCGATTTGGCTTGCGACAACCAAGCATTACTCTGGTGGCCGGATTCACATGTTTCAATACGCCTCAGCAATGGCGCAAGCTGGGGCCGAAGTATTTTTGGTTACAAACGCGTATCCAAAATGGGCCGAAGATTATCCGAAAAATGATCGACTGCACGTGATAATTCGAGGCAAGAACCCGATCCCGCCGGACATTGATCTGATAATCACGGACAGCAAAGCGGAGATCGGAATCCGGGCGGCGATGTGGAAACGACAGCATCCGCGAATACCGTTCTTTGCCATGAACTTTGAAACGCCAAACTGGGTTGCCGAATACGATAAGAAGTATTCGGAAAGTTTGCGCGTTCCGAAAGGCGTATTTGAAAAGGCAGACATTTTATTGGCAAATTCACCTTTGTCAGCAAAATATTTGCTTGAGTGGCTGAAAATGCCGAACAAGCAATGTCATGTTTTGCCGCCCGTGGCGAATACTTATGCTTTGGAAAAGATCGAAAAGACCGCTGATCGGAATTTACCTGATCTGCCGTCGAGGCCATACGCCATTTGGAGCGCGCGATCGCCGGCGTATAAAGGCGGCCGTGTTGCATTGGAAGCCGTTTGGGATTTGAAAGTGCCGTTGGACATGGCGCTTTTCGGACACGTAAATGATCCGCCTCGTGACAATTCACTTCACCGCCTCTACCGCTACGAAGGCCGAAATGATCTGGCGAAGTTCTACTTGATGAAACATGCTCAGATCATTTTGGCCCCCTCTAAATTCGAGGGCTACGGCATGGTTCCAGGTGAAGCCTTGTGCAGTGGGACGCCTTGTCTTGTCTATGACCTTCCAGTTCTGCGAGAGGCGTACGGAGAGCGGCTGATTTACGCGAAATGGGGCGATAAGCGGGATTTCAAAAAGAAGCTCACAGAGGCCGTTACAAAAGGCGTCCGGGGCATCCAAAATCCGAATGGTGATACGCCGAAGCTGCGTAAAAAGTACGGGCTGCAGGCTATGAAACGGCGCGTCGAGTCGCTGCCGCACCATCGGATGTCTAAACCGTCAGTATCGGTACAGTTAATTTCGTACTGGGGTTTTGTCCCCGAGGCTTTGGAAAGCGTTTATCCGCACGTCGATCAAATTTTGGTTGCTTTTGGGCGCGTCGAGAAGGCTCAAAAAATTGACGACGGGTCACTTGAGCGGCTTCAGGCGTTCCCGGATCCGGACGGTAAGATCACGATGAAAATCAAGGACACTTGGAAAGATAAGCGGGAGATGCGTGAGTGGTGCTGCCGGCGCGTCGAGGGAAATTATCAATTACTGCTGGACGGTGATGAAATCTGGGTCGGTCTGGATAAATGGATTCAAGCTGAAATTCCGTTCGGCTGTCCACGCTGGCTAAACCTCTGGCACGGGACGGAGCATTGGATTTACGATACGGCCAAACTTGCCGGAACCAGGTGGGGCCGGAAGCTTGATCCGTATGGATCAACCTGCCCGCATTACAGATGGTCATGGTGGCGTCCGTCGTATTACTTCAAGCGGCATCCGTTACCACGGGACGCCGCCGATAATCCGTTGCATATTCGGGACGGCCTGGCGGCAACACAAGTTCCGGAGTGTGTGATTTACCACCTAGGGCATGCGTTGCCGAAAGAAATCATGGCGCGGAAACATCAATTTTACCTCGACCGTGACGGCGCGAACGAAGGGCGGAAGAATCGACGGCGCGTGTGGGAAAAATGGAACGGGAAAACAGGCGATATTGGCGATGGGATTGTTCAAAAAGTTAACTGGAAATTACCCGAAATCGTCACGCGGGCGATGAAAGGCGTGAATGAACATTGCAGTTGCAATCCAAACGTGTGATCGGTACGAGTACACACGGCAAACGGTCGAAAGCTTCATCAAGCAAAATGCCTTGAGGAATTACAGGCTCTACTACGGCGATGACGCAAGTACGGATAACCGAATTCATGATCTGATGCGGCAGTATCGAATCCCTTGTATTTATCGAAACCGAACCCGGCAGGGAAACGCCAGGACGCGGGATAAATTGTTGCATGCCGTTGCCAAACAAAGCGAATCCCATGATTACATTTTGCCTTTGGAAAATGATATTGAAACCGTCCGGAAAATTCCGATCAAACTCATTGACAAAATCTTTGAAAATAAGCGGATTGGAATTTTCCGGCTGTTTGGAAAATACAAAGCTCCGGCCTGGGGTTGTTCCAGCAGATGCGCCATAACTGGCAAGATTGTCAAATGGGCACCCATTGATATCCTTGGAGAAGAGCTTGCATGTTCCACAATTCATTGGACGTACATGCCAACGATTTTACCGGTTAAGCTGGCATTGCAGCTTATTAAGGGCGCGAAGCGTGAAGGCGATAGCATGAAGGCCATGAAAAAATTACCCTTTATGCCACGTACAATCCGGCCACGGGGTGGCCTTGAAAATAATTTCATCGTGCATATTGGAAACGACAGAACAAAGGATTATCGAAGATGATTACTTATCGAATTGAAAATTGCCTGGGGCCACACGGAAAATTTGTTACGGCGCATTTGGAAAAGGGATTTCGTAAACTGCGATTGCGCAAAAAAAAGCTTGACCCGGATTTCAGGTTTTGCGTCGGTCATAAAGGGATTGATTTCCAGAAACCGGGCAAACGTAACGTTTTGTTCCTGGCGGAAAAACTTCCAACTCGCCAGTCTACGTCGTCATGTGAAGCGAAGCTTAACAAACTGCTTGAGCACCTTGACCACTGGACAGACATTGTAACTCCGCAGGAGGGGGTTAGGGATTTGTTTGAGCAGCGCGGAATAGCCTTTAAGGGCAATGTGCATTGTCTGAATTTCGTATCCGTTCCCAAACGATGGATATCAAAGGAGCCGGTTGCCGATTCGATTAAATGTATTTTTATCGGCTGGTTGAAAGAACGGCGGCGAAATATCGTCAAGAGTTTGCAGGCCCGGAATGTCTTGGTAAAAACACCACACGAGACGATGGGCAAAGACGGCCCCTGGTTTGACCAGTGGAACGACGTTTCAGCGGATTGCGGGTTCAGCTTGAATATCCACTTCGACGAAAGCAAGGAAATCGAATTTTTCCGAATGATATTCGGCATGGCAACCAATACGGTTTTACTGTCCGAAAAAATAAACGAGGACGCGATCAAATACGGATTCGCGAACGGTTATAATTTCGTTGCCGTCGATAGTTTCGATCAGGTGACGGAAGATTTTCTCAAAGGCATCAACAGAAAAGAGATCGTCAAAAAGGCTCACGATCTTTTGCGGCAGTTCTATTTGCCCGAAATTGTGGCGAAAGAAATAATGGAAAGTTTGAATGAAACAGCGTAACCCGGTAATTATTCTTGGCCACGCGCATTCCGGCACGAAAGCACTGACGGAAGTTTTGCACCGCGGCGGGGTTTATATGGGCGATAAGAACAACAAGGGCGCGGTAAATCCTTGGTGGGATTCGTTGATTTGGGCGTTTCAGTTTCGGACGCCGTTGGTTGCAAGATATTTCAAATACGGTCACGGCTGTATCCAGTTTCCCAAATCTGAAGTTATCAGTACGGCAAAACAATGCTACAAAAAACACATGGCAAAATGGACGGGCGGCCCTTGGGGATTTAAAGTTTGCAACGGAGCTTTTGCGTACCAGCTTTTTGAAAAGGTATTTGACCGCCCGAAATATATTTACATTGTGCGAGATGGGCGCGATGTGATTCTTTCAAACGGTTATCGGTGGTATCTAACTGGTAATCCGATGAAGCACAAGGGCGGCTGGGAATATTATTCAAAGATCACTTTCGGGATATCAAACGACAGAAATCATGCACCGTTTAAGTTTCCGAAAAAACCAGGCGTTACTCCTGAAATGCTGAAAAATGGATTTTGGGTTCAGGCCAAAGCTTGGATGGAACATCATAAGATGTTTTCATATTTGCGATGGGCCGGCTGGCTTAACGAGGATCGGTATTTCAAAATCAGGTATGAGGATTTATGCAGCCAGCCGAATAAAGTTCTTATGCCTTTGTTTGATTTTCTTGGCGTCCAGATGCCGGATGATTTGAAGGGATGGGCGAATAAATATTTCACCACAAATAGAATCGGCAAGTGGAAAGAATACAGGAAGCATTGCAAATATAACCACCATGAATTTCCACGGCCTTTCAAGTTGATGCAAACAGAATTGAGCGCGTTGGGATATTATCAATATGGGACACACTATGATTGATCTTGAAAAAGTCGAATTGCGGCAAGCTGATCCTGGAAACTTCAAAGATATTGCGTATTTGCTGGCGATCAAGAACGATCCGGAGAATTATCAATACTACGGCAAAAGTGGTATTTGGACAAAAGATCAAATCGTCGAGTTTATCAAAAAGGAGCGTTTCCTTTTCATCGCCGAATACGATGGTAAACGCATCGGACGTATCGGACTTTATGATATTAAAAAAGACAGCGCAAGAGTCGGCAGAACGTTCGTTAATGAAGATTGTCGTGGCAATCAAATCGGGGCTTTGATGACTCTGAAGATGATTCAGATTGCGTATCATCAGCTTAACGTCAAGACGGTCTATTGTGAAGTTCGTGCCAGTAACAATGCTTCGTATAAGATGCACCAGCGACTCGGCTTTTATCCGATACGAACAAAAAAGGGAACTATTTACATGCAGCTTGATAAATTGTCAAGGAACGCAAAAGACTTTTGTGAGAGGTACGGAATATAATGTATCAAGTATTCAGGCCGTACATTACCGATGCTGAAATCAAAGCCGTTACCGAAGTCTTACGAAGCCGATGGATTGGCCTGGGGCCTAAGACGGCAGAGTTTGAAACGGCGTTTGCCAAGTATCTGGGCATGGCACATTGCGTGATGCTGAATTCGTGCACGGCGGCCCTGGATATTGCTTTAAAACTCTGCAAAATAAGTGCAGGGGACAAAGTGCTTGTACCAACGATGACCTTTGTTTCGACTGCGCATGCCGTTTGTTACCAAGGTGCGATTCCCGTTTTTGTCGATTGCGACGATGACCTTCAGATGGATTTGACGGATCTGATGCGAAAGGTTGATTCGCGAGTCCGTGCGATCATCGTCGTGCATTACGGCGGACGCGTGAATCAGTGGGTGCATGAGATCATTGATTTTTGCAAGAAACATAACATCTGGCTGATTGAGGATTGCGCTCATGCTGCCGGCGCGATGTTCAATGAACGGCCTGCTGGAACGTTTGGTGATATTGGATGTTTTTCATTTCATGCTGTAAAAAATCTGGCGGCGGGTGACGGCGGCGCGATCATTACGAATGATCGGAGATTTGCTTCGAGAGCAAAGAGACTCCGTTGGCTGGGAATTGACAAAGGCACTTGGGATCGGACGGCAGATAATAAGGAGTATTGGTGGGAGTACAAAGTCGATGAAATCGGTTACAAGTGTCATCCGAATGACATTCTTTCGGCAATCGGTCTTGAGCAGTTGAAACGATTGGATGACGCCAACGATAAACGACGGCAAATTTACGAATGGTATCAACAGGGCCTTTACGACATTCCACAGGTGCAGCTTGCGCCACATGACACAAATGAATCACAGTCCGCTTGGCATATACTCTGGATTAAGGCCATGCAACGGGACAGGCTTTCTGTTTATCTCAAAGAAAACGGCGTAAACACTGGCGTCCATTATAAACCGATTCATCTATACGGCTGCTATGGGAATATGCCAAGCCTGCCGAATGCGGAAGGGCTTTTCAAAAAAATACTGTCTTTGCCGATGTACCCGGAACTTGAGGCAAAGGACATTGGTTTTATTTGTGGAAAGATCAAGGCTTTTTACGAGGATTAAATGACGAACTTAAAAGATATCTATACGGATGCTTGGTACAAAAAGCGGCTTATGGGACGCGTCGAAAATTCGGCGGCGATCATGGTGCCGGATATTATCAAGGAATTTGCCCCGCGTGATTTAATTGATTTTGGCTGCGGGGCCTGCAATTTCGCGAACCGATTTTCAAAACGTGGCT